CAGGTATCACCGAATTAAGATTAAAGCGTCGAGATTTAGCTAACGAAATTGTAGGCACTGTAGTTGTTAATCCTTTAGATCCATATGAGTTATCAATAGCTTGGGATGCAGATACATTGCCAGCAGATACTGTTATTAGTGGTCCCAATGGAGATCGCAATAAAATTGATTATATTATCAATCCTTACAAAACTAATCCTACAGATTTAAAATCTGCTAATCCTCGCATATTAATACTTGCAGACATTAATGATAGTGTTAATGTTGGAGGTGATGCAGGATATGAAACACCAGATAATTTTGCATACGACGGCCCTGATGCTTGGAAAAATGCAGACGGTTCTGATTTCGTAGCAGGTGCAAACGATATTATTGAATGGGATGGTACAAATTGGAATATAGTATTTGATGCAAGTTCGCAAGATAGCACAGTTATATATACATCAAATCTTAATACTGGTAAACAGTATAAGTTTGAAAACGACGAATGGATACTAGCATATGACGGCGAATATCCAATTGGCACATGGAGACTCGCATACTAAGATAATTATTAGTATGAAGACAAATAATATTATTTGTAGTGGTGCAATTGTTTATGCCCTTGATACTAAACGCTTTTTATTCTTACATAGAGTAAAAGGGCGTTCGGGTAATCTTTGGGGTCTAGTCGGTGGAACTAACGAAGAAACTGAAACTCCTTGGGAAGGACTACGGCGTGAAATCTTTGAAGAGATTGGAGAAATTTCTATAAAGAAAACTATGCCTTTAGAAACATTTGTTAGTAACGACACTCGCTTTCATTTCCATACATACCTATGTGTAGTAGAACAAGAATTCTTACCTGTGCTTAATGACGAACACGATGGTTATGCGTGGGTTGAGTTCGGTAAGTGGCCACGGCCCTTGCACCACGGGTTAAACAATACTCTACAAAATAAAGTTAATTTAAAAAAACTAGAAACAGTCTTCAAAGTTATAGATTTATTAGATTAGAGATTTTTAAATGAGTGAATTACAAAACAAAGCAGTACAAACGCCTTGGGGGTTTGAGTTACTATGGGCAAGCGCACAAACGTATAGCGGTAAAATGTTAGTGTTTACTACTGCTGGAAATCGAACACCGTTCGGGTTTACTAAAAAACAAGAACGATCTTGGTTTGTTAATAACGGAAGTGTAAAGTTAAGATGGATTGATACTTCTAAAGGTCAACTATTTGAAGCCATTCTCAATGAAGGACAAACTTATCATGTTCCTCCTTTTCTTCCGGTAAGTCTAGAAGCCATTAATGATAACGCCAGTGTTACAGAAGTTAACAATGGAACATTTAGCGATGATTACTGTATAATATTAAAATCTGATAGTATAGGATAATAGCATGTTTCCAAAATTACAAAATGATAATAAATTTAAACAAGACCTAACACTGTTTAATAATGCATTAGAGCAGTGTCCTAAAGATTATTATAAAACGCTAGAATCACTTATTGAAAAATTTAAAGCAAACGCAAAAAAAATCGACGATGGACACGATGGGTTTGCAGGTGGATATATGGACCCACGAACTTTGATAGATGCTAAGTTTTTGCTAACTGATGCTAGAACAAAGATTTTTAATTTATTAAGAAAATTAAAATTAGATAAGTGATATACGCTTAACTGTTATTGCACCAACCATTGCAGGGTGTAGCGTACATTGATATCTGTATCCGCCTGATATAGTTTCAGGAACTTCCCAATATAAGGTTCCGCCATCTCTACCATTTGCCGCTGCGCCAAAAGTAACGTTACCAATTGTATCTACGTGAGTTAGTCCAGTATTATACGGCGTACCAGTTCCGTCTTGTATTTGAAACGGATGTCCTAAAATCGAAGATAAATCAAATGCAATTGTCATCCCGCCAATAGCAAAAAACGTTGGGTTAGCTCCAGTGTATCCGTGACTATCACAAAGGTAACTTGTATTGCCGTTATTATTTAATCTCAGCATAGCAAAAGCCGGCAAATAACTTTTATCAATTGTTCTGTTAGCAGTAGTAACATCAGTTAGTGCAGCATATGTTGTAGATCCAAGCGTACCTGTCATATTGATTGTAACTTGGTTATCTGTAACCGTTGTACTAATGTTTGCGCCACCTATTATATTAAATGTATCAGTTATTGAATTAGCCGTAGTCGATCCAGCATCTCCATTAAAGGTTGCCCATAAGTTTTGATCTGGATCGCCGCCACCGCCACTTACTGTATCAGGTCCCCATTGTGTGCCGTCCCATACTAGTGCTTGTCCTGTTGCCGCAGCAGCATTAGAAACGTCTGTTAAACTACTTAATGTTGCTGCTGTTGAAAGAGCATCAGTAATTCCGTATCCGGTTAATGTAGTTGGGGTTATGCCGAGATCTGCAAAATCTACTACAGCGTCAGTAATTCCATATCCTGCTATAGTAGTAGGTTTAGAAGTTAATGATGCAAACGCTCCATCAAAATTACTAGTTCCGGCACCTATTGCTGTCCTTACCTCGAGAGCAGTAATACCTGTTGCAAGAGTAGGAGTTCCTGCGACATCTTCGATTGCCGGTGCAGCGGGAATTAAATTTGTTGTGTCAGTTAGATTGCTTAGATCTGTTGGTATAGTAGGCTTGTTGTTTAGGTTGTTATAATTTAAATAATAAGATCCTGAGAAGCCGCTCAACGTAGTAGCATCTAAGCCTGCGCCGCCACTAGCAACGTCAGTGCCAGGCGCCCATTTTGCACCGTCCCACTTTAGTACATCGCCAGTTGTTGGAGTTGTATCAAATGTATCGACATCAGTTAAATCGTTAATACTTAAAGTTGGTGTAGTTTGAGTTCCTGTAATAGTTATAGTTTTTCCAGAAATTGACGTACTGATAATTCCAGCACCTACAATGGTTATGTTATCTGATAGCTGATCTGCTACCATAACACCTGATTGGCTATTAATTGTTTGAAACACATTTGGTGCTGCTGGAATAATTCCTGTAAAATCTACAGTTAGCGTATCATTAACAATAGACGTAGTAATATCAACGCCGCCTGCAATTGTAAGAGTATCGTCTGATCGATTTGCTGTTGTAGTGCCAGTATCTGCTACAATGGTTTTAAACACATCAGCAGTAATAGCACTGCCTGCTGCAACATTCCATGCGGTACCGTCCCAAATCCATGTTGTGGTGCCGTCTGTAAATGTATCGTCTAGTGCTGGTGTTGCTGGAAAATTTAATGCCATTTGTTGTTCCTCGTTGTATTTATCAGCTTAAAGATACACTGCCAGAAATACTCAATCCGCTAGTATTTGTAGGCTGTCTACCATATTTTGAATATAGTAGCCTATTAGGTGATCCCATTAATGAAGTTGCAAATTCTGAATAATCGTTGTCAAGATTAGTAGTATACATAACTGACTTTGCATCTTCTTCAATTCTATATTTTATGTCTGCAGGAGAAGCAAAAGGAGTAGCTTGCAAATGTTGTGCCATTACGCCAACTACTTGGGGTGCTGCCATGCTAGTTCCGTTAATCATTGCAATCTTATAATTAGAATCATTCGGATATGCAATTGCTGAAAATATTGTAGTATTACTACATGTTGAAATAATATTTTGCCCTGGAGCAAAACACGTGACCCTAGGACCCCTGCTAGTACTCTCAGAAGTTTTATCTAAATAATTGCCGCCGCTAAGTTGGACATCAGTATCACTATTGCCTACAATTAATGCTTGGTCTGAATGTGGACTACTTCCTCTATGATAGTAATATGTAAGGCCGCCGTATACTGCGGTGTTATTGTAATCAACACCAGTAGTAACGTCACCTTTGTAGTAGTCATTGCCAGCTGCAATAACTACGTGTATGCCGGCATCAATCATATCATCAATTTCTGCATCAACAGAAGCAACTCTTAATGGGTAGATTCTATCACCGGCGAGTAATGGTGGAACGATTCCAACGCCTTCCCATAATGCAAGGTTGTTTACATAATCTGTACCCCAAGACCATACTGTTCCTCTGTAATTTCCGCCTGTAGGATTGCCGGATAATTGTGAAAAATACCCCCAACTCATATTAACAATAGTTGGTCTGCCATTTGTTTTTGCTGCATGCCACAATCTAATAGTATCAAATGCATCAGCAATACTAATTCCAGTACCAGCATCGCCTGTACCTTCTAGCCCGTTTAATTTTTGACTGTAAACGTGTGCGTTCTTGGCCCAACCATATGTCTTTCCCGCTGCAATACCTGCACAATGTGTGCCGTGTCCTTCAAAGTCTCGATAATGATTTATTGACTGAGTTCCTGATAATCCGCTTGCAGTATACCAATCAATTTGTTGTACCCGTGATGTGCCTGCAGTAGATACTACATATCCTGATGTTCCTGCTAGTGCTGGATTGTCTTGTGCTGGAGTATTCCCATCACCAAATATACTATTAATAGTCGCCAATGAAGGCTTACTAATAACTGGTGCAATGTATGTGTTAAACAATGCATAACCCAATGGAAGATTTGTTTGAATTTGTGCTGCTGTGCGAACGGTATCTGCCCACTCAGGAGCAAGACTGTCGCCGTCCCATAAGCCTGTATATTCAAACATACTAAAGTTTAACAAGTACAAATATTCTTTTGCTGCCACTTCAAATGCATCTGCTACAGTTTTAAAGTTATCACCGCCATAACCTGCCGGATCCCAGAAGCCACCATCATATGCTTCTACCATTGCATTATACAAAGGACCAGTTGCCCAGTCTGCACTAAACTGTGGATACATTTTTAATGACACAGCATCAAGTCCGTGCATATGTAGTGTATGGAATACGTGTTCAATGACTTCTTGTGCGTCAATTTCGCCAATACCGTAGCCATCACCAGTTGAGTTCAAATACCAAACCATATCGTTAGCAACGTGTGTATCAAATAATGGTGATAAGTTCCAGCTTGCAATACCTTCATCAGTTAAGAAGTTAGGAGTATAATCGCTGCCTGCTCCTCTTGCTACTCTTTGTAGTGTTGGTCCGGCAGATGCGTGGTACGTTCCTGCATCGCCACTTAGTGTTTTAATTAAGTTTCTTTGCGATACTTCGTTGATGCCTGCACCAGTTGGATCAGTAAACAGTTCAAACATACGTGCTACTTTTTCTAACCACGCATCTGGGACCGCTGCTTGGCCACCAACTGCACCAGCACCCATAATTCTTACACCGTTGGTTGTAACTTCACGTTTGAAAAAATCACTACCATCGCCTGTAACATCAATAATTGCCCCGTTGTTGTATTCTGAGTCTATAGCCCCTGCTATCATAAATTCTGGATGGTCTACTTGTAATCCGCTGTCTTGTATTACAATGTCAACACCTGTTCCATCTAACGCATACGGATATGCAGTTGTTGCGGTTGTGCTATTGCTGTATATGTTTGTAGTTTCAATGCATCTCCGCAATCCCCAATTAACTTTAGCAGACTCGAGTATTGTAGGTTTGTCAAAGTTTGCTGTTTGTAATGCTCTAAATCCTATCTTTACATCACTACGCTGGTCTACAGGAATCTCAACTGATAAGACTCTTGGGTCATTCATTAATGTAGTTGCTTCTTCATCTGTAAGCATCCAGTGTGTCATTCTATTAGACCCAAGTCTCGGATTTGCAATGTCTACTGATCTATTAGGAATAGGACCTTCGCCGGTAGAGGCTGATAGTTCTGCATCAAATGCGTCAATGTCGACGCCTCTGTTGACTACTACTACATATTCTTTTTCAGTACTCATATCATTTTTCCTTAAACTTTAAAAATATAAACTTTTCCGCTATTGTCGTTACCTAATTCATCTTCAGCAGGAACACCAACTGTGAGGAATTTATTAGATGCTGACATAGTTTCGCCAAATTTATCTAGGTCAACTGTTCCGTATGCATTTGGATTTTGTATAGTATTCAATAGTGCCCCATTGCTTGGATTAAAAATGTATACTACACCGCTGCTTGTCCCTGCTGCGGTATCTTCTTCTAACGCTGCAACAGCACAGTATGTTTCTGTAATAGCAACTTCGGCACCAAAATAATCATTATTAACAGTGTTGTACGCATTAGGATTAGCTAGTGTAGTTGCTAATGCCCAAACACCGCCTTGTAATGTATAAATGTATGCATTGCCGCTATTAGTACCTTGTACATCTTCACCGATTGTGCCAACAATAATATAACTATCGCTAATATCAACACTATAACCGAACTGGTCAAAGTTATCAGTACCCGCAGCTGGACCGTTTGGATTAGGATTTAATATTGTTTGGACTGCTCCTGTAGCATTTGTAATGATATGAATTGCTCCACTATCGCCGCCGCCTGTGGGCCCAAATGTGTTTTCTCTCCACGAACCTACTACTGTATATGTATCGTTCATTGCAAGAGTTTGAACTCGTTCGCCTAACTGGTCGCCAGGATATTCGTCTTCAGCGTCTATATTAGGATTTTCAATAGAATGTAATAAGTTACCATTTGCAGTATTGAATATGTATATCCAACCAGTGTCATCGCCTAGTCCGGTTGCATCTTCTCTAGGTGCTGCTACTGCTGCATAGTTTTCAGATATAGCAACACTGCTGCCAAATCGATCTCCGTTAGTAGTAACCGCAGTAGTTGCAGGATTAGGATTATCTAAAGTAAATAACAATGATCCATCAGTAATATCAAATATAAACGCTCTTCCTCTATCTACAATAGAAACACTTAAATCATCTTGTTGAGCTCCTGCAACTATATAACTTTGAGAACACGCAACTGCTGATCCAAATAAATCGCCGCCACTTTGAGGTGCAGTTAAACCTGGATTGTTAATAGTGTATAAAGGAGTTCCTGTATTTGTAAACACATATACCTTACCGTTTTCTGTTGATACTGCATCGCCTTCAAGACTGCCAACTACAATATATGCTCCGTTGGATGCAACACTTAAACCAAAACTATCTTGTTGCGCAGCAGCGTAGGCGTTTGGGTTATCTAACGTTGCAATTAATTTAAACGGAGTCTGCGGACTTGTAAAATATATGCTTGAACTGAGTGATCCTAATCTTGGCATTGACTGTTATCCATAGTTTGTATAACCGCCTAATACTGTCCAAGATGCTCCTACTCGCAGTAATGTAAACGTTATTACATCAATGCTGTTTATATTACCAGCAGGCGCAATAGCTTCAATCCAATTAATGGTTTGCGCTACTCCGTCAATTTGTAATGCACTAGGTATATATGCAGTTGCGCCTTGATTTAATAACAATACTATGTTGATTGCTCTATTTGATGTAGTAGGAACATTTGTAATGTTAGCAGTGAAGTTAGCAGCAATACTAGAATGATTAAAGATTGCACTGTTTGCAAAATTATGATTAACTACACCAGTTGCATTAGTGATAGTTGATAGTACTTCTGATTGCTTAAATATATTTTCTAAAGATATGCCATCCGGTGCTGTTAGTGTAATTGTTGACGCACTATTTATTACTGCCGGACCAATACCGTTATTAATAAAACTAGGACTTGATACGCTAAGAAATTCAACAGCATCTGTAGTATTTAAACTTTGATCGTATGCTGCTCCGCCGCCGCCACCTGTACTGTTAATAGTAATAGTATTAGTAACTGGATTAATTGCAAGGGTAACGTTTGTGCCAGCAGCAAAATTTAATGTATCTGTTCTAGAGTCTGCATTTATACTGTTAATTAAATCGCTTGTAATTTTTACAGTGCTGAAAGTATTAATTGTAGGTATAGGCGATGATGGTTGAATCCATTGACTTGAATCAGTATCTGTTACATATACATAGATTGATCCTGTAGCAGAGTTAAACCATATACTACCTTCTGTTGGTGTAACAGGCGGAGTATCAGAAACATCAACACTTGCGCCACCGCCACTTGAACCTGTTGCACTTCCTGGATCAGCAACAGCAATTTCATTGCCCATATTAAGGTGTAATTGACACCAGTAATAAAGAGTGCTTGGAGTATTATTTGTTACTCTAATACTGACACGGCGTGTTGTAGCTGATCGAAATCCTGACCAGTATTGTGCTTGTGTAACTTCGGTGCCATCTAAGTTGTAAACAACTCCTTCAAGATAACTTGTGCCGCCAGCAAGTGGACCGTTTAAATTGTCTGCACTAAAGTTTAATGGATGTTGATTTACTGTTGTACCGTTAGCATTTGGATAATATACATTAGTTAAGTCATCTTGTATAAATGTATAGGTATATCCGACAACAAAATTTAAAACAGGCTTATATGCTCCGTTAAGTATATACTTGTTACCTTCGCCTTGATTTTCAATTAATACTGTATATTCGACTGTTGCTGTTTTAGTTTCTTCAATACTAGATCTAAGAGTTGTCTTAGTTATTACTTCGAAACCGCCCTGCACTATTCCGTTATAAACACGAAGTGTACTTGCTTGTTTGTCGAAGAAAACTTCACCACTAGCACCAACGTTTCTATCAAGAAAGTCGTCAGGTCTTGGTATTATTCTAATTCTATCTACTACTGGTGCTGAATTTGAAGCCATTCTGATTCCTTATTTACAATATTTATCGAAAAAATCAGTAAATTCTCCTGTAGTAATGTGTCCATGTTTCCTCAAATGCTGCTAGTGCATTCATGTCATTAAAGTCAACATGCGTCTTATCATGACTTATTTTTGCTTTGAATGTGGCAAAATGCGGATGACGCTTTGACCACTGTAGCCAGTGCAGGTGAGCTAAGTTACCTACTTTATCAACTCTATTAGCATACGGCACGATTTCTACTCTTGCAAAATTTCCTAGCTTGTTTTTATCTATAAGGTCCATATTTACTTCCAAACATTTTTTTAAAAAATTCGTCTCTTGATTGATTTAGATTTTTTAATTCTTTAAAGTTATTATTAACTCGTGTTATGTACTTATATGCTTGCACAACCTCATTAAATTTGTCACTATTACCTTCTCTATCTGGATGGTGTTTCATAGCTAATTGACGAAATTTTTGTTTAATTTCGTCATCACTAGAATTTATAGTTACACCTAAGAGATCATAATACTGTTGCATACAATTATTTACTCATACATTGTACTTTTATACTCTTTATCAATTTCTGATATTCCTTCTTGAGTAGTTATCCACTCTATTACATTATCAATGTGAATGCATAATGGTTTCATAGACGGCATTTCAAATATTCTTATATATTGATCTTCAAGGACTGTTTCTCCGTGAACAACTTCCGGAGTTAATGGGGTATTAGGCCAATGCACTTCTCCGCTCATAGGAGATGTACCTGTTGCAATTATTTGTTGTATAGCACCATCTTCATCCTTGTATTTTAAGACAACTTCTTTATACTTTACAACAGTATTAAACCAATGTATATGTTTATGTCTATCTTTTTGTAGTTTTCTTGCAGTATATGCATCAGTAGGCTCTCTTAGTTTTTGAGTATAAATTAAATACTGTGCTGTGCTTGTTTCTGATAATGGCATCGCTTATTCCTTCCAAATGAGATTTTTTAATTTACTATAGTTAGTTACAAATTGACTATCTATTACATTTGCCCGCAGTCTTAGATTTTCGATATCCTTTTTTGTCGAACCTCTTACATCTACATCAACTGTTTCTTTTTTAATTAATATATACTGACAAAGTGGTGTTCCTGCTGGTATAAACACTTCATTATTTAGTTCATGCCAAAATAGCTGGACATTTAAAAAGTTTGGACCGTCATCTCCGTCTAATAAACCTATAGCTGCTGTAAACTCATGCCTATCTGGGTACGGAATAGGCATACTTAATAGATAGTATCCTTTAGGAATATATACCATCCACGGTGACTGTATTTTAATTACAGTTGATAACGAGTCTTTAGAATTGTTTGTATAAAACCCTGATAATTCTTCTGGATGATGTGATACATAATCCCACTTCCAGTTGTGATCAACTTCTGCACCTTTTTGGCTTGTTGCTGATACCCATTGAAATGATTTGCCGTCGCCATTAGTTTTAATTGACATATCTTGCCAAGAACGGTGTACGTATCCTGTTGCATTTATTCCAATGATTCCAGGACACCGTGCAATATGAGATATCTTATGAGTAAGAATTTCGTTATCTTTTCGTGCCTGTTTGTAATTTTGTAATGCATCTTTGTACCATGCATACGACTGCTTCTTTGCTTCAATGATAGGCATCGACTGTGTTAATTCAGGTATTAGCGATACAAATTCTAATTTAGGTTTTTTCTTAAAAAAGTTAATCATTAGTTTTTCCAAAATGTTTATTATAAAAGTCTTTAATAATATTTCTATTAATTTTAAAAGTATGAATATTATAATATAATCTTTTTTCTAACCACTCTCTATCATGATCAGTTGCATCCCTAACAACAAAGTCGTATTGGTGTTCTGTTAGAGGTATAAGATGTGCTAGTGCATGCCCTGCTTTAAGATGTATTTCACCTTGGGGAACATTCCAATATCCTTGCACATTAATTTCAGTGCTTATTGCTGGATCTAAAATTCCAGTACATGCTTCAAATTCATAAGTGTCAGTGTATGCAACTGCTGTCATTAAAAACTTAACACCCTTAGGAGCAATAACGTTCCAAGGGGTATTAAATTTCATTACAGGTGCAATACTTTGAGGACGCTTAGGCAAAAACTTAGTAATACTATATGGATGTGTACCTAACGGATCACCTTCTTTCATAGTTGCAAGTACTTCGCTAGGATGTACATATGCAAATCCTTCTTGACTTCGATCTGTCTTAATTAGTGTGTCGTGCCATAGCGGAACAAGATATCCGTATTTAAATAGATCAAAGATACCAGGACATTGGTACAAGTGGCTAGGGCGTGTTAAGTTTTTAGTTCTAACATAATCATCTCTGCAAGTTTGCATCCATCTAGGAGAATGTTCTCTAGCTAATCTAATAGGATGTGCATCCGCAACTCCTAGAATTGTAGAAAAGAATTCTATTTTATCTTGTTTCATTATGATACCTGTATGCTAAATGCAATATTAATTCGTTGTCTATTTGACTCGTTGCGCAACACTTCATGAGGAACCCAAGCTGGCCACAATATTAATTCACCGTCAGTAGGATGTACAACACACTCTCTTACAAACGGAGATCTTGGATTACAATCACTGAGTAAGTTAGCAGGATTGATAAACTTTAATCCTCCGGTATTTTTTCCTTGTAGGTAATACACTGCAACAAAACTATCTGCAACATGATTGTGCAATACGTTTGTACTTCCTGGTTCATTTACATTTGTCCAGTAGTCTATGCCAATTTGGTGATCTTTAATATGTTCTTTAAATGTATAGTCGTGTGCAAAGTAGTGTTCGCATGCATGTGCTGCGATATCTTGCACTCCGTTTAATAACCAATCAATATTTTCATATTTTGTATTACTACGCCAGCAGTTATCATTGCTCATGTGCATAGTACCGATATCTTGTTCTTTTGCTGTTAAGATCTGTTTTAATAAATCACTTTGTTGTTCTAGTGTTCCAAATTTTTCAACAAAGAAATCACTTTTAAATTGTGCTATTCGTTCCATGTTTCGTACCACTCTTTTAAAAAGTTATAATGATTTGGAAAAATCTTTTTTGCTTCAGCTATCCTAGCACTTTGAGTATTAATAAAATATTCTAAATATTCTTTTTCTTGTTTAGTTAATGACGGTTTATAATCTTTATATGCGCCACCTGCGTGTATCATAGTCCACCATTGTACACTACTAAACATGCTTTGCCGACTAAAGAATATGAAATCTTTAGGCTCCGGATAATATTGACTTATCATATATTGTGCATCACCGGGCAATGTTGATAAATCTTTTGCTCTAACGTCTTTCCAGTAAGGTGTGTCGTCTTTGGTACTAAAATAATAGTGCGCATATACAAACGTTAATATTTCTATAGACATTTCGTAAAAGCCACGATTAAGCATTTCTTTACATTGGTCTGTCCATTGTCCATTTGACAGATTTATCAAATCACATACTGAGGTTACTGTTGCTGTAGTAAATGTAATGCCAGTTGCTTCTAACGGCTCAACAAACCCTGCACTTAGTCCAACGCCTACTACGTTCTTAATTGCAATTTGTTCGTGTGCGCCGCATTTCATTTTTAAATGTTTTGCAGGTGCATCCCATTCGTTTAAAGTTTCTCGTAATTCTTTTTCTGCTTCTTCGGCTGTAATGTGTTTACTAGAATAAACATATCCGTTGCCTACTCGGTGATATGTTGGAATAGTCCAACGCCACCCTGCATTCATTGCTGTTGCTTTGGTGTAAGGATGACACTCAGTTTCTGGATCAGTGTATTGTGTAGGAATAGCAACTGCACTATCATTCATTAGCCAGTTATCGTAGCTAATAAACGTTGCGCCCATTGTTTTTTCTAAAAGTATACTTTCGAAGCCGCTGCAATCAATATATAAATCTGCACTATATTCTTTTTTATCAGCATCAATAAGTTTACTAATGCCGCGACTATCTTTTGCAACTTGTGTTACTTTAGTATCTACATATGTAATTTTATTTAAGATTAAACTTTTAATAGTATCAATAATGTCATACGCACTAAAGTGGACAGCGCCGTAACCATCTGGTCCTGTTTGAAAGTTACTGTCTAGGTCAGGAGTTAGTTTTGGACTTAAATTAGCTTTAGCTAATTGATAAGCAGGATGCCATTTAGCAAACTCACTATAAGGTTTATCCATAAAGTGTTTATTTGCATATAGATACGGAGATGCAACTGTATTGTTGATACTATCGTTATCAACAAAATACGGTTCGTCATTCCATCCAGTTAACTCAACACCGTACTTGAATGCTGCGTTACTAGGCTTCATCCAATGCTTTGCTTCAATTCCGCACTTATATAAAAATGCAGCAGTTAGAGGCTGTGTACCTTCGCCGACGCCAATAGGACCTTTACTAGCATCTTCAATTAAAGTTACTTTAATATCAGTCTGTAGGTTATTAACTAGATATGCAGCAGTTAACCATCCGCTTGTGCCGCCACCAAATATTATAATATTTCTCATATATTAACTATTATCTCTTCTTCTTTTTTAGGTTTATTAATTACAACAACGTATAGACCGTTCCACCAACTATTTTTGTCCTCAACGTCACACAAAAATAGTTTTTCATATCCTACAACTGCGCCGATGCTGTTAATACCCTTTCTTGCACCTTCTACAACTCCGTCCCAATTGGCATCATCGAAAATCAAAATTGCTTCATCAGCAAACGCCGACGAATAGTATTCTACAGCTTTTGCAGTACTAAACGAGTCATGGGGACCGTCATAAAACCACATTTGTATTTTACCAGCATAGTCTTTAAGATTAACTCTAAATAAATCTTTGTCGATTACATCGATAGTATTATTGCCTTTGAACGTTTTTGCATTTGCAATAAATGTTTCTTTAGCGTTTGCAGGAAGTTTATCTCTACCTAGTTGCTGTGGCTGTATATCATTTTCCCAATTGTCAATTGCTACAGCATGCAATGTATTATCTTTTATTGCTGCACAGAATGTTGCGCCTTGGGCTGAGCCAACTTCCATATAACTATTAACACCGCTCGCAATGTTGTTTAGCAATGTTTGTACTCTAGGACTTGTAAGCCCAGGAATTTTAACACTAAGAGTAGGTATACCTGATCGTATAATACTATCCGAAGTATGCTTTACTAAATCAGTGTGATCAATTTTAGATTTAACTTTGTAAATGTCGTCACAAAAATGACATTCCCAGCAATCAAACTTACAGTTTTTAATCTTCTTGCGCCACGCTAGAATAGGTTTTTCTTTGAGATTATTGTCTTCTAGATAATTTGTAAAATTATCAAATAATATTTCTTCACCGTCGGCCCAGCGCTTGACAATGTCCATAGTTTCATACAGTCGACTTATTGCTTCGCGTCCGTGCATCTTAAATACATTGATACCTAAGTCATCTAAGAATTCTTGCCAATCTTCGCGCCATGGAGGAATATTTGCAGTTTTTAAGTGAGTACTTGGGTCTTCAACATCCCACTTAGGACAACTTACACGACTAATAGGATTATAAAAATATTGTGGATCAGTTCCGCTTCTAGTATTATTGTATTCGAAGTGCTCGACCATCATCGGACAATTGCCAGCACATCCTTCATTTGCTAGCAAACTATAGTGTATATCTTTGTTTAAGTTTTCTTTAATCCAGTCTTTTGCTTCTTTTAAACGCAATAGTGTGTCTCTATCACGCATCAAATCTCGGTCTAGGTTAATGTAATCAAACCCTGCTTTTGCTAGATGCACGATCTCAGCAGCGACCCTAACATCACGTAAGATAGTATTTTTTACATATAGTTCAGGAAAGACTCTTTTAATTTGGCCTGTTGCCATCCAGTGCGTATGCGGAATAGTAGCAATGCGTATACCTTTATCGTATAACGGCTTAAAGTTTTTTATGAAGATATCAAGATTTTTTTGGCTAGGCGGAATCTGTATGTTATTAAATGTAGCACTTACTGGAACACCAGTATGCTCTTGTATAAACAATGCTTGTTGAATAGCAGTGTCGTAATCTTCACTCTGTGCAAACACATCGCCCATTGCATCTTGCATAAATGGTGCAATACGGCATGTAAAATATACATCTTTGATATAGTCTTTGTATTTGTTAACAAAATTAATAAATTCAATATATTGTTCTCTATTTAATTTAGGGTTAAGCGGTATACTAAAGATTTTTGTGGTCATGACTACTCCAATAAAAAAGGCACTACTATTATATATAGTAGCACCTTTCTTTAGGTTTGTAAAGCGGTTTTTACGGAATAAATTTGCCTTCTAGCTCTTCTGAATACATTCTTGTTGCAAATAACTTACGCTTTTCTTTGTTAGCAGTATATGCACAATCCCATTCAAAATATGTTGCCATAAACATTTGAGTATCTGTAAGTTTTTTCAGTGTCGGAACGTTTGCTCTAATATAAGTTAGGCCGGTTTCTTCTGTTAAATGTGCTTCTGCATAGTTTAGCATCAATGCTTTTAACAGTGCTACAGTATTCAACTCATCTGCCGAAGTTAACTTATAAATGATCTTTTCGTAATCATTGTCGCCAAAACTAGTTGGTGATATAATATCTGCTGTATCTTTGACGTTACGCATTATCGGTACTTCACCATTTAAGGCATTAGTAAAGATGTGTGCATATGCAACGTCACGAGTTACTTGAGTAGCTTTAAGCCAATCAATATTTACACTGCCTTCATCTTCTGGTGCAATATAACCTATAATGTGATGCCAAGAGGTTGAAATTGTTTTAATTCTTTTATCTGCTCTTGGATCGTCACTTGCGATAGCTTCAAATATTATATACATCGTTTAGGTCCTCGTCGATAGAATCACTACTATTTGTAGGTGATGATTCTAGTTTGTTCATTTCGCTAACAGGTGCTAGCAAATCTTTATTATCTACATTAGCGCCTAGCTTTAGATTTTCTTCTGATGCTGCTTGCAATTGTAGAGTGTACTGTTGAATCTGTGTACTAAAGTTCATGGTAAGTGCTAGCGTTTCTGCTTGCTGCTCTGGACTCATACTTAAAATAGCATCCATATTACCTGTACCAATACGACCGTAGAACAACATGTCAGTAGCAGCTTGTTTTGCAAGTCTGTTAGTCCAGTATTCGGCTTCGTATAGATCTTCTTCTTCAGTATTTAGAATATCCATATACGTTCTGCCCGAACCGTCTGGAATAATAGCTTCTTCTGATTCTTGAAACTCTTGCATCAAGTCTAACAAATGCTGGCGCTCAAGATACCAGTCTTGAAGTCTACGCTTGCTCATAACTAGGTTACGTTCAGCATTTTTTGCTTCTACTTCTGCAAGTCTGCGGTCTAAATCGTCGTGTGCTTGATCAGCCATGCGACGGAATCTTTCAATTTCAATTTCAAATTTAGAAATTTCGTATTCCATGTTATCAATAGATTCTTCTTTAGATTTGATTTCTAATAGCCACTGGCGAAACTTTGAAAAAGGTGTGATCTGCGCTTGACCAACAAAGTATCTTAGTTTGTATTTTGGGTTTGTCCATTCTTTGTTCAATGCAAACTCAATCATATCTTTTTCTTGATCGCTAATCATAGAGACGTCAGATCTAACGACACTTTTGTATCTATGATCTGTATATTGTAACCGTCTATCTGTTTTCATTTAATTTCTCCTTAGTATAAACTACTAGCATATTTATTGCTTTAGTCTCTCCAGCTCATCGTTGCTGAACTTTGACCGTTTACACCTTTTGCATTTAGACTTCCGCTACCTGTTGCACTGCTGCGTGTTGCATATACAAATTTAGCACTCGATACAACGTGCGATCCTTGATACCATCCAATAGCATAGCCCCAATCTTGTCCAACAACCATGTTTTCTTCACCGCCGTAATAGCTTTTTCCACCAATAACATCTTGTGTTTGATCGTTGTAGAAGTTGGTCTCTCTCCAGTTTGTACTAGGATTACCTTCGCGGCCTGCAACCATGTTAGCATGTTTAAACATAATAGCGTGTTGATGCTTGTCACCTTGTGGATTTGTTGCGCTTCTAGCAACTGATGTAGTTGATGCAAATTTAAATGCTGAATTATTGCTTATAAAAATGCCATAATTTTCATGTTGAAGTCCCCAAGAACCACCATCAGCTTGTGTACCTTGCTGTGTTACGAACGTACCAGTATTCATATCAAATCTATAAATTGCGCCGCTTCCGCCTTGTGACACCCAAGCAGTTTCTAGTCCTTGCTGAATTACTGCATTGTTGTTGTAAGCCCATTGTCCTGTTCTAGTATATCCAGTAGAAACACTATTTTCTGTTCTATGATTGTACGCTCTAATAGTATTTGAAGGCACACAGTGACCGTTTGAGCCACCGCCAAATGACCAACATAAATCCCTGTTATGACAACTGTCTTTATAGTTGTGAGCACCTTCTTGTCTACCAGCTAAGTCAATTGTAGTATCTGTTGCAAATGTAACTCTGTTTGTATTGTTCCAAACAACTGAGGATGCATATCCTCCATGTACATAACCAGTAGTAATAATTTGTCTTGTTAAGAACGGTTGTACCATAGACGACCAAAAGCCGCCACCACTTTGTGCTTGATAGGTTTCAATTCTACCTACAGATCCATTAAATCTAATATCTCCGTTTGATGCACCAGTAGTTGCGCCTGGCAACGTAAGATGACCAGTGTCATTAATTCGTGTGTTTTTAAGTGTTGCCATTAGTTATCTCTCCATCCGCATGATCCGGAACTTGATCCGCCTTTGCCCTTAGGTTGCATACTACCACCTCCAACTGGTCCAGTTTCGGTATAAAAGTTCCAACGGAAAGAGTTGTTGTTTTGTGCGCCATTATAATGACCTAAGCAATATGCATGATCCTGTCCGCTTCCGTAATTTTCTTCGCCCATATTTCCTTCTGGCTTAGCATAAGTGCCTGCTGTTTGACGGGTAATAAAGTTTGTTCTGCGGAAGTTATAGCCGCCGTTATAAGAACCTTCGTTACCTGCCCAGCAATAGTTTAGCTTAGAGCAAATTGATTTCTGTTGCGGGTGCGCAGCTGGTTGTGTCCCGCTCCACGATGTATATGTTTCAGTAAAGAAGTTCCATAGTCTTGAATCGTTTGACCAGTAAAATAGACCTTCGTTTTCCCAACTCATTCCCCACATGTCTGTTGTAGAACCTGCTGGTAATCCTTGACCTGTAGTCAATACCTCAGTACTAAAATTCATTTTAGCTAAGTTATTGCCGCCACTTGCCCAAGCAGTATATCCTTCGTGGAATACGCCGCCGTCACGCATTCTGTTGCCGTCCATTGTTCTACCAAATGCACCTTGATACTGCGACTCTGTACGCATGTTGTAGCCAATAATATAATTAGAGTCTACTACGTGCCCGTTTCCTGCACCGAAGATAAAGTGTACGTGTTTCGAACATGCACCCCATTGATAGTTAAATGCTCTTTCTAGTGAGTTGTCACCTAAGTTAATTGTAGTATCAACAGCGTGTGTACATCTGTTAACGTTATTCCAGGCAGACGAGTTTTGATATCCTCCGCACATGTAAGTAAATGCAATAATATACCTTTCTTTGAATGGTAAAGCCATACTCAACCATTCACCGCTATTGCTTAGGTATTCAGCACTTCCAGTATTCGAATTAATTCTAAGTGCGCCCGATGCTGATTCATTCAATGCTGATGTTGTGTTGTATTTAACTACAACTATACCAGAACCGCCATTACCGCCTTGGTTACCTGCATTGTAGTGGGCACCACCGCCTCCACCGCCACCGGTGTTTGCACCAGCATTTCCGCCAGGTGTATTAGCCCAAGTGCTAGTGCCGCCGCCGCCACCGCCGTTGCCGTTGTTGTATCCTCTGCCGCCGTAAGTAGTTCCTACAGCGCCGCCTCCGCCACCGCCGTTGCCGCCGTCTCCGCCGCGGCCTTGATATCCGGCAGCGCCGCCTCCGCCGCCCCAAAATAAGTTTGCACCAGTTATGTCATTTTCTACACCACGGCCGCCATTGCCACCTTGTGTTCCAGATTCACCCGGTGTGCCAGCTCCGCCACCACCTCCTGGATACCATGTTCCTACAGGGCTTGACCAAGCTCCGTCGTGACCTTGATCTGGATATATTGAACGACCTCTGTTGCCGCCACCATAGCCACTACCTGTTACATCCCAGTTGCCGCCGCGGCCGCCACTTGCTCCGCCGCCACTTGCTCCGTCACCTGCCGGAGCGCCCGAACTGTCATGACGCGAAGCGCCACCACCTCCACCGTAAGCAGTAATACTTCCAAATACAGAGCTACCGCCGTTAGATCCTCTAACTTGTCCGTTACCTGCTGGTGCACCTGCACCTCCACCGCCTACTGTAACACTTACAGATCCGCCAGGAGTTACTGGATATACTGGAGAATAGATTACGCCACCGGCTCCGCCGCCGCCGCCCATATCTGATCCGCCTCCACCGCCTCCACCGACGGCTAGTACTTCTACAGTGTCTACGTTAGCAGGAACAGTCCAGCTCGTTGTACCAACACTAGTAAAGTATACAAGTGTGCCAGCAGCAGTGCCTATGCGCTGTGCTGTTGTACCTACTGGTAATGCAAGATAACCTGTATCGTTAATGTTAGTGCTTTTTAAAATTGCCATTTTTGGTGTGTCCTACTGTTTATGTATTTAGCAAGAATTATATACGATATCTTGTGCGCAACGAAGTAGTTAACATTTGTACTTCTATATCATCTAATCTTCGACTATAAGCAGCAAAATATTTAATCCAGCCCCATGGTTGATCACCCGTTCCTAAGGAACTATTATTACCGTGATATCCACCGATGCTCATAAAACTATTGTTATATTCTCCGTTGCTATTATTAAAACTAGCTGTCCAAAGTCCTGCTGCGGCGCCGTCTACATTTAATACATAAGTTGGTTGCTGTCCTGTGTTAGCATTACCCCATCTCCATACCATAACTTGATAACCATCGGGATATTTAGGTAAACTTTGTTGACTATATCCAGTATCGATAAATCCAGCGACATCGTTATCGTACATACCAATATTCCAGCCACCACTTTGAATAATAACGTGGTGATCAGGCTGGGGATCAAATCCTCGTGTTAGCGTGCGCCATTGACTAGTACTGTTTAATATTCTAGTTACGCATACATAGGTTACCTGTCTATCAACTGCTACTCCTGGAACATTTACATTGTTAGTTTTATACTTTGCCATTTGGCCGTTAGCAGAAAAGTTAAATTGTCCATTTATACCACTGCCTTCAGCCCAACTTTGATCTACTCTAAAGTCGTTGCCGTTACCACTAGTATCAAACCAAGTTCCGCCGCTGCCCGGCCAACTCGCCGGATCATCAAAACTCAATTCTACTTGTAAATTATTTCTCGGAAGGTATGAGCCCTTGCCGTCTGGAAATATAGACCAAGCACGGTTAACATATAACTCAGCATAACCTAAGTCAGTATTAAATCGTATAGAGCCATCTGGAGGATTAGTGGGACGCTGTGCTGTAGTTCCACTAGGTAAGTTGATCGAACCTACATCTGCAATTACTGTATTTTTTAAATCTGCCATGTTGATCCTATTACTTAGATTTCAAATCGTTAATTTCGTCTTTCAGTTCTTTAACAGCTTCGATCAAATACGCACTAAGTTTTGTATAGTTAATACCTTCTGGTTTTCCATCTTTGTATGTTACAAGATTAGGAAGAACCTTTGCAGTATCTTCAGCGATTAGTCCAGCTTCGTTTTTAGTGCTACCATCTTTACGATCATATGTAACACCGATCAACTGTAGGATTGCATCAAGTGCATTTGTAATTGGAGAAACGTTTTCTTTATATGCAATACTTGATGTTTCTGTAATTGATGCTGCTGTTAATGCGCCACCTATATAACATGCGCCTGCAATACCAACGCCGCCGGCTACTCTTAAAGCACCAGTTGTAGTATTACTAGAAGCAGTATTTTCATCTATATAAACTTGTCCTTTTGTACCACTTGTTGTAGTTCTTAGTACTAGATTATTGCTTGCTCCTTCGCCGCCGTACAATATACCTGCAAATAATGCGCCAGTGTTTGGTTGATACATTAGTTTGTTATTACTAATTTTAATACCATTAATTGTGCCACTAGTTACATCAGTAAATGCAATATACTGGTTGTTATTTGTTGTACTAATATCGTTGGTCAATGTTATTGACGGTGTAGCAAATGCTAATCCACCGCTTCCATCGCTTTGCATAAACTGACCGCTAGTGCCATAGCTTGACGGCAATGTGAATGTTAAATCACTTCCTTGTGTAGCAGCACTTTTAAGAGCAACAAAATTACTGTTATCTGCGTCTCTAAATTGTAAAGAAGCTGCACTTCGTAATTGAACTGTTGCATTGACTACGACTTGCCCAGAACCGTTTGGGTCTATTACTAGATTTTCATCTGGTAAAATAGTAGTAATAGTGTTGTCTAACAGTAATTGACTACCAGTTACTGGATCTCCAGCAGTTCCTATTCCAATTTTACGCATCTCTATTTCCTTAAACTGTTGTTGTTTCTAAACCGTATACCACTGCTGATACGTCAGTACTGTTTGAAAATACTACAATTTTCTGTCCTGCTGAGAGAACAAGTCCTGTTCTCTCAAGAGTGCCGTTTCCGACTAAACTTGTATCAAATTCAATCCATTCGTCCGCAGTAGGTGTATCTGCATCAGCCATTGCAACTCTAACTGAACGCTGAGTTGAACTTCTGTTACACATACTTACTGTAACTACAGCAAAAGTACTAGCAGGAACTGTATACACTGTTGTATTTGTGTTCGCTGCTATGTCTGCTGATCCTAATCTTCCTGTTGCCATTATTTTTTCTCCAATGTAAATTTATCTTAAGAAGTAGTTGTAAGCTACTGGTAGTCCTGTAATACTTCCTGTGAAATTTATGTTCGCAGTAATATTTATCAGTTCTCCTGACGCCGTTGTAATAACATTATTGCTGATAAGAATGTCACCAGCTGTTATTGAGTTAACGTTTAGTGTAGCGCCGCCACCACCGATTTGTGCTTCAATGTATGCTTTAATAGCACGTTGAGTGGGCACAACACTATCTGAGTTTGCAGTAAAGAACGGATCTGTACTAAACTCGCTAACCGCAGCACTGTTACCACCTAGTGTAACTTCACCTAGGGTAAGTTCTTGTAGACCAGCAATGTTAAATGCATCAGCATTTAGTGTTGCAACACCAGTTGCCTGTTCAATACTAAACAAATCACCAACTCGGAAGTTACCGTCTTGGTCAGTTGCAGTAAAGAACACACGACCGCCATCAGCATCAAGTGTTTCGTTTGCTTGCACTGGTGCGTTAATTGGATCTCCTGGATAGTTAGTATCAACAAAGTTACCTGTACCAATATCTAAGAAGTCGTGTCCTGTTAAACGTACTTGCGAGAATCTAATACGCATTGTTACTGGATCGCCTTGCACCGGAGCATCAGCAATTGTCATTGCCGGACTTAACTGCAAGAATGTAGTGTATGATCCGTCGTTAGTTCCCAAGAAGCTAATAGTGTTAACCAGTTTAAAGTACTGGTCTGGTAAGCTATCAAACGTAACGTTTGAGCCTGGCACCGGACGTTCTGTCATTTGTCTAACAGCAAGATAAGAACCGTCTTGATAGAAGTCAGCATTACCGTTACTTGCGCTAGCTAAAACTTCAGCGGTTGCAGTTGCAAAGCCTATTCCTGGATTAACAATAGTAGGTGAACCTAATGCACCGTCACCTAAACGTATTTGTACTACAACATCGTCAATGTTGTTAGGATCAGTAACCGTCATAGTAGGAGCACTTGCGTATCCGCTGCCTGGTTCTGATAGTCTAATGTTAAATATCTTTCTACTTGCAATACTTGGACGACCTTTTGCTCTTGCTCCTGCACGTATGTCAGCAACTTCGCTAGTAGTTCCGCTACCTAGTGCAACAAACTTACCAATTCTATCTGGATTACCAAATGCCACTGGGCCTGTACCTGTACCAGCGAATCCTGTAACTGCTACTGTTGTCCAATTAATACCATATTCTGAATATATTGGAACATAACCTGCACTTCTAGTAACTAAGAATACGCCTTGTCCGTATGTAATATTTCTAAATGTTGCTACGCCTTGGTCAGGTAAATTGTTTTGTACCCATGTTGTGCCATCTAAACTGTATGCAGCAACCCCAGTAGAAGCAATTGCAACGAAACGCCCGTTACCCCAAACAACATCGATCCAATTAGCTGATGCTGGAAGTGTTACGGTTGTCCACGATATGCCGTCTGTTGATGTTGCTGCAACTGTAGAAGCCCCGCCTTGTACTGCAACAAATTTGCCTTTACCGTATGTAACTGCTGTAAAGCCTGTTCCTGGTAATGCACTAGAAGCTGTTGTCCAAGTTGCGCCTGCATCAAGTGTATATGCAACGTCAGTATCTGATTCGCTAACTACAACAAATGTGTTTATGCCTACTCCTGTGTAACCGTATGCAATGTCCATACCGCTTGCAGTATTAATTGCAACAGGTAATGCTGTTCCGGCCGACCATGTAACACCATCTGCCGAAGTAGCAGTATTACTAGATCCTGCACAAACTGCAATCATTGCACTTTGCTTATACAATGAACTTCCGTCATTTTGTAAGCCGCTTGCCATAGCAGTCCACACGCCGCTGCCCGAACTTGGGAAAGTAGTTGCTGCCCATGTAATACCATCTGCACTATAACGTCCAGCAGTATTATTTGGAACTGCAACAAATTTACCTTTACTACCTATGCCATCAAAGTCAAAATCGACAACAGCTCCGCTTGTTACTGTAGTTAATGTAATTACTAAGTCATTAGCAGGAGTTGCTCCACCTAAACTTGTACCTAAAATAGTAATAGTTTCTAGTCTAACATATCCTGATCCTGCTGCATTTATTGCAACATAGTACTTAGAACCTATTCTGTTTATATCGAACGATGCTCCAACACCGTCTCCACTAGCAGTACCAGTTACTGCTGTAAACTGCTGACTAGTTTCTGCATATACTAAATCATTATACTGATTTGAAGTAATAGCGCCAGTTGCTGAAGACGTAGCAGGTGCAGTAAATGATATTGTAGGCTCAATTTGATAAGTCGAAGAACTGTTAGGACTGATAATAGGTGTTCCTGGAACAAAATGATCCCATCCTGCTGCACCTGTTGATTCTTTAATAACTGACATTATTTTTGTGCCAGAATCATATGTATCACACAATGCATATTGGCCAATCCCTGCGCCACCAGTAATAACAATCTTCATGCCTGGATATGTTGTATCAATACTGCCGTCAGTAGCTGCAAGTGTAATACTTGTTGCATCACCTAACTGTGCGGTGTTACTAATTACTAGGTATTCAGAACCACCTGCATCGCCCGGTGTTACGTCGTCGATAACACGAGCTTGTATTACTGCGCCATCACGGAATTCATCGCCTACAACTACTTCGCCGTCGCCTGGGCCAAATATATTAAATACTACTTCAGTATAATCATTACCAGCATGAGTAAATTCAAGATTTAACAATCCTTGCTGATCAGTATTTGTTAATCCTATCGTTGCGTTGTACTGGAACTTGTTATCAACAATAGCTGTTACTGGAGTTTCATCTGGATCAACACCTTCTGCTACTGAGCCAAAATCACCATACGAGTTGTTACCGTTAGTAGCACGAGCTCTACCACCTGTTTCACACAAGTATCCAATGTGTGAGTAGTATGTGAACACTGACACCATTTCAGCACGACCGTTGTTTAGTAGCCAAGCACCAATACCGTCGGAAATAACTTGTGTAAAGTCGTTTGACACCATTGAGTCGTTACCACCATTGTGTAGTGCGCCGTCAATCTTTTGACCAACTGCGCCATAACCGAATGTTGTACAGTTTTGTACATATGGTGAACGTGCTGTAATCCATACACGTTGGTCGTCTGGTCCCCATCCTGGATCAAGTGAAGCATATGCTCCGCCTGTAGGACGACTTGTTCCTGTAGCGTTCTCTGGACCTAAGTCACCGTATAGGCCTTCCATAGTCTGTAGTCTTAGACCAGTACCGTTACGCAAGTAGTAGAAATCTTCTTCCTGTGATCCTAGTACACTGTTAACATAGTATCTTGCACAGTACTTAGACTTATAGTTTGAAGGAAGTACTACTGTTACACCATTTGAATAGTTTCTAGTATATTGTTGTGCATAAACTAGATCCCATTTCATTGCATCGACAACAGTTCTTACATCGCGCTTGCACAATACAGCATTGTAAACATATGCCATTGATACATCCATTGAGCCTGTATCATCAGTAACTGTAACTGCTGCGCCACCGATTGTTGCACTAATAGTAAATGTAGCTGCACTTAAAATATCTTTAACATAATATGTAGTGTCTAATGATAAGCCGCCGATAGCAGTACCAGTAAACTTAATATCCATATTCTGTGATAACCATGCTGTCGAAGTTACAGTTAGCGCACCCGATGATGCAGTAGTAGCAGTAACACTATCACTAAAATATTCGTTTACATATGCAACTGCTTCGGATGCAATAAACTCTTTGTTTAGTTCTAGTTGTCTTACAGCACTATATACATCAAAGTCTGGAGATCCAGTATTTGAACCTTCGTTTGATGCTCCAAATATCATGTCATTAACAAGTACAAAAGTATTGTCAACCTGTGCTATTGCAGCAGCTTCTGATGTGATTGCTCTAGCTAATGTTCTTGCATAATCGTTAGCTGCAATAGTAGCTTCTTTCTGATCGCCTATTACTTTCAGTGACGGTCTTCTTAAATAACTATATGCAGCGACAGTACTTGCATAATTAGTTCCTAAGCAGAAATCATATCTCGCTGCATCTAAAATATAGCCGATGTCTCTTTCACACTTAGCACTATCATACGTTAAACTTGGAAAGTTTGTAGTAATAAATGAAGTTACACTTGTTTTGATCGATGCTGCATTTGTACCAATATCTGCATGATCGCTTTGCAATGCAGCTGATGCCCCAGCAATACTAGGGTACACAATTGCTACACTTCCTGAGCCGTTAGTAACAATATCGATAATGTCATCTAACAATGCGCCAATAGTAGTTGCTTGAGTTGCGCCACCTGCTAGTGCTGCTGTAACTTGTGTTTCAACACCGTAAGTAGGAGTTACTGCAATGTTTCTAGCAATAGTTTGCATGATACTTTTTAGATATCCGTATGCTGCAATAGTTGCTGCTCGTTCGCTTGCTGCTGGAGAATCTTGCACTGCACCAACAAAGTATGCCTCTGCTGCAATAACGCTTTGCCAATTACCGCCGTAAGTTAAATCGTACACTACTGCGTCAACAAGATATCCAGTATCCTGTCTACACTTAGTTCTGCTGTATTTTAGAGTCGGATAATTTGCATCGTCTTGTATCCATCCGATTATTTCTGATTTGATAAAGTCTTTGTTAGCAATTAACAAATCTCTAGCATATCCGTCTGCTGGAGTAGCCATTACAGCAGCTAGTGGCAATGTTGCAGTAGCTTCTGCCTTGTCACCTATACCAAAATCAATATTACGTTTAACTAGTCTAGCTAATGTTTCAACTGCTGCACGCTCATTACCTTTGTCAACATTAGCAAACGGATAGTTTGCACTTTGTACTTCTGTATTACCAGTTGAAGGAGTAACACTTACACCTTCAACAATGTCGCCAATAATTGCTTCAATACGATCAAACGCTTTAAGACTATACTTTGTATCTTTCTTAGGCGTTAAGTTTCCGTCTAACTGATATGTATAGTTGTTTCTTGAAATTTTACTTGCTGTAGTTCCTGTTGCACGTCTTGGAGCAACTTTAGTAGAACGTAGTTCGTCACCGATAACACAGCATTCTGCAGGAACAATAATAGGTAACACTTCCTGGTAGCTACCAGTAGCAACTTTAATAAGTGTATTACGGATTAAACGACCTGGAATGTTAGTAGCATTTCCCGCTGTGATCGCATCAGTAACAATTTTAACTAAGCCTTGGATGTCAGTTAATACTGATTCAGATTCTAAGCCGCTTTCAAAATATTGTGCAACAACTGCTGTTGAGTTGTCACCGTTTGTAACCTGATAGTTAACTGTCGGAGCAGTTTGTGCTAATACATTTGCAATAACTGTTAGGCCGTAATTAATACTAGCAACAGTCTGCGTTTTCTGTGTAAGATAAGGTGAACCTACAGTATCATTTACGTATGATAATGCTGCTTCTCTTGATTTAACATTGCCGCCGTGCGTAATGTCCCAGATGAGCGCATCAACAATATAGCCCATGTCTCTTTCGCATTTATCGTTTACATATTCAAATGATGTTGTGAACGGTGCAGTGTTAGCTGCAATTTGTGCGTCAGTCCATTCGACGATTTCTCTTTGGATAAACTGTCTGTTTAATTCTAATAGTCTACGAGCATTAGGATTTTTTGCACCCTTTTCAACTTGCTCACATGCATAACGAATTGACTTCCAAGGCTTGTCAATGTTTCTACCATTAGTAGGAAGTAGTACATCTGCGCCATGAGTTGCAACATAGTATACATCGTCAGACACACCAAAGTACGCCCATTCAGGAATAAGATCTGTGCTTACACGTAGTACTTGTCCTTCTGCACCTACTGGCAATCTTGCGGGGCCTGCACCTGCATAATATACCATGTCGCCTTTAGTAGTAAGTACACTTGCTTCGTTACCAACTGCAATAATGTTCCAATATGTACCTGTAATATCTAAGTCTGGGCGCGAGTTTTCTGCACCGCCGCCGCCTGGTTGTGTTTGAATAGTTGAGAAGTCGTCGCCCTCTGACCAGTGTTGTTGAACACAAACATAAGAGTTGTCTCCAAAGCGAGCAATATCACCTATTAGGTATTCTTGATCGTCTAACCAAGTACCTCTCCATCTTAGGCCACTGTTTAATTGATTCCAATATGTAGCATTAGGTGGTTCTTGATTTTGATGGTCTTGCACACAGATATATGTGTATGATCCGTGTCTAACAACTTCGCCTACTTTATAATCTTGTAGACTTGAGTCATCGCCCCAGTCGCCTAAGAATTTTAATCCTTGACTATATAGCTGCCAATCTGTTGTTTCAACCGTTGGAAATTTTTCACTGTGGTTAGTTAATGCAATGTACTGATTGCCACCGTAATTTACAATGTCGCCTGGCTGATAAACTCTAGTTGCTATCCAATCAGATTCAAATTGGAAACCTTTTACAAATTGTGTCCAATTAGCAACATCTGTACTAAACAAGGCAGAAGAAGTGTGTGCAGATGTAGCTAACCAAAGTGCAGCACCGTATTGTACAACATCATTAACTTTATAACGGATTGATGCTTCCCACGTGCTTTTAAATTCAATACCTTGGTTTAACAAGTCCCATTTAGATTGGTCAGCTTCTAGGCCACCGGCCTCGGTAGCAGAACTTGTATGGTATGTATTACATACATATGTAGATCCGCCATACTTTACAGTGTCATTAACAATGTAACGAGTATCAACAGCCCATTCACCCTTCCAGTTTAAACCTTCTGCATATAAGTCCCATTTAACTTGATCAGCTTCTAAACCTAAAACAGTTGTTGCTGCCGAAGTGTGTACTGTGTTGGCAATATATAATCTAGCACCGTATTGTACGATATCTCCATATACATACGGAGTGTCTACAGTCCATGCACCCTTCCATGTTTGGCCGTCACTTACAAGATTCCACTTTGATGGAACTATTTCAAGATCAGTAAAGAAATCTGCTGCACTAGAGTGTCCTAATACACAAATATATACTTTGCCGCCAAATCTGATAACATCATCTTTGTAATATGTTGTTGTAGGGGTCCAACTGTCTTTCCAGACAAATCGTATTCTACCTAGTTTAAATTCTGCCATTTTTTATACTCCGTTGCATGTATTTATCGAATATGTGAAATACATTTTATTTCATGTTGTTTTCGTGATCTCTGTAGTACAGCATCTGTGCTACCCAACTACCTTGTAGTTGTACTAGTTGTCCAAAGGCATCTACTCCTTGATAATTTACGTCTACTGGAACAATAATAGTTGCTCCTGTTGCACTTTTTATCTCATTAGTTTCGCCTCCGAGATATATTTGGCCTGCTTGAATAGCGTTTAATTCTAAATCACTACCACCGACTGATAATCTATCAGCCAAGAAAGTTGCAATAGCTCGTTGCGTCGGAACCACATTGTTTGAATCTTCAGCAAACGTTGGATCAGTTGAGAATTCTCTAACAACTGCACCTGATCCACCTAGTCGAACTCCACCTAATGCAAGTTCTGATAGACCATCCAAGTTAAAGAATTCAGCACTAATTGTAACAATACCAGTTGCCTGTTGTACACTGAACAATTCACCAGCTCTAAAGTTACCATCTTGGTCAGTACTTACATAGAACACTCTGCCGCCTGCTGTTTCGTATGCTTCGTTTTCTGGAGCGCTAATAAAGTAGTTGCCACCAGCATACAAGTCTGGGTAGTTTGTCTGTAGGAAGTTACCTGTACCAATGTCCAAGAAGTCATGACCTGTAATACGGCACTGACTAAATGCCTGGTTAATAGTAACTGTACTATCATGTACTAAATCATTCTCAGTTCTAATTCTTGGAGTAATTTGAATCTGTACTAGTCTAGTACCGTTGCCTGTACCATCATCACCTAAATCTGTAATAACAGCTGATCTAAAACTCTTTAAATCGTCTGGGTCCTCAGTATTTAAATCTGGTATAATATCAAACAGCAATTGAGATCCTAAATCAGGAACTTCTGTAAGGCCATATATTTTTACTGTAGTACTTTCAGGAATGATGTCTGCATAACCGTCACCTGTAATACTAACTCGAGTGCTTGAAGTTCTGTAACCTGTACCTCTATTAACAAAACTAGGTTGTGCAAGTACGCCATTGCCTACCCTGTTTTCCCATCCTACCGCTGATGTATGATCATTATCAGTAAGTGTAAACACTGGAGGATTAATAACAGTATAGCCACTACCTGGATCAATAATATTAATACCAGTAAATGTACCAGTACCACTTAGGTCTGCTCTTACTTTTGCTCTACAACCTGTTTGTACTCTTGATATACCGCCAAACGCTTGATTTTCTGAAGCTAGCACCCAATACGGAGTTCCGGATACTACTCCGAATCCAACACCGGTCCATGTTCTTGAAGATGTTAAGTTTTGTCCTAGCCATGTAATACCATCTTCTGTAGTTGCACAAAATGATGTATTATAACCGCTTAGATCGCCGCCTACTGGTTGCAAATTAGTATCGCAAATAGCAAAGAAAATGCCGTCTGCGTATTTCATACTTTTCCAACGCATTGTTGTAGATCCATCTGGACTAGGTGCCGATGTACCAGCTGTCCACGTTGTTCCGTCAAAGCTAAACACAGTTGACCCGTCATCTTCTAGTGCAAGGAATCTTCCTGCACCGTATTCTAAACTAACAAAATTGTATCCGTATTGTCCTACATTAGGTAGCGCATTTATCAAACGTGTCCATGCAACACCGTTAGTTGATGTAGCGACAGCACGGTCATTTCCTGCTACTGCAACAAACTTACCCTGACCGTATGTAACACCTTGCCACTGACTTGCTGCTGAATCGCCTAGCAAGTCATCTGGTATTGCAGCACTACTCCAAGTAGCTCCGTCTGCTGAATATGCAACAGTATTTGTATTTTCTGCAACTGCTACAAATCTTCCTTCGCCGTATGTTACATCAGACCATGTTGCAGATTCTGGCATAGACGATAATGACCAATTTACTCCATCTAACGAATATGCAACTTCAGTTGTATCTGAAGCAATTGCAACAAATCTATTATTACCAGAAATAACACGTTTCCAAGCAGTAAACAAACTATTTGGCAATGTAGCTTCAGTCCAAGTTGTTCCGTTGTCACTGTGTAGTACAAAGTTAGGAGTTGCAATAGCAACAAACTTACCGCTACGTCCTTCGCCGGTTGCAACAATACTAACAATCGAGTTAGAGCTGTCTTCCGAAGTACTTGCAACTTTGATTGTTAAATCGTTTGCAGGACTTGTTCCTCCTAATACTGTTCCTAGTATAGTAATCGTGTCACCTACGGCATATCCAAGTCCGCCATCAACAATAGTAACTGAATATGATGTACCTAATTTATCAATATTAAACACCGCAGCCGTAGCTACTAATCCGTCTTGATCGATAACTTCGCCTGATCCTAATTGGCCTTCAATATTAGTAAAATTAAATGTGGTATCACTAAATGTTACGTCAGTTATATTTCTACCATTAGATATGTTATATGCTGCTGATGTAAATCCTGGGTGCGATGCTTTTATTCGTGGTTCAATTCTGTAAACAGAGTTTGATGCAAGTGCAGCTTCTATAGGAGTACCTGGTACAATATGATCCCATCCTGGTGTATTGTCTGATTCTTTATACACTTGTGCAATTTTATTAGCACCGTTGTAGCTGTTAATATAACCATATTGACCAGTACCTACACCACTAACAATCCATACTCTTAATCCTTCAATTTGTGCTGCTGAACTACCATCACTTGCTTCTAATTTAAAACTAGTAGCATCGCCTTCGGCTGCATTGTTTTGAGATATGAAGTATCCAACGCCTCCGGTCGATCCACTATCTTCTGGATTTACCAAGCGTGACTGGAATAAACCGCCTGCTCTAAAGTCTTCAAATAATAAATCAGCATTAGCGCCTGCACCAGTAACAGTTGCAGTAGCAGTTGTAAAGTTTTCTCCGCAATGTGCAAATTGTAGTGCAAAAATTTCATCTGAAAATTCACCAGCAAAAACGCTATCTACTATTGGGTCGTTGTCTCTGTTCCATACTTTTCCAACTAAAGGAATTTCGTCTGGATCAATACCGTCAGCAATGGCGCCATACTTGCCGTAACTGTTATTACCGTTAGTTGCACGAATAATGCCGCCACGTTCTGCAAGATATCCTACTTGATTGTAATATGTAAACACTGAAACAAGTTCTACTCTTGCTTTATTTGTAATCCATGCACCAATACCGTCACTTAATACTTGAGTATAATCGTTGGCGGTCATTGACTTGTTTCCACCATTGTGTAAACTACCATCAATTTTTATACCTACACAACTGTCACCAATTGTTGTAGCACCTTGAATGTATGGAGAACGCGAACTAATCCATACTCGATCGTCAGCTGGGCCCCATCCTGGATCTAACGCAGAATATGCACCTGATGTTGGGCGCTGATACAAATCATAAACGCCAGGCGGATTCAATGCCCCGGATAGTCCAATCAATGTTGCATTTCTAATACCAGTAATATCTCTAAGTCTAAAGAAGTCTGCTAACTGAGCACCATTAACTGCATTCGAATATCGTTGTGCTGCTAATAAAGTTTTATAATTACCTTCGTAACGCAAATCATACACTATTCCTCTAACTAATGCACGAATATCATCAGTTAGTCTTCTTGTTGAATATGTCTTAGTTGGATAATTTAGTGCTGTCCATGCTAACACTTCGCCGATTAAAAACTCAACGTTTTGTTCTAATTTTACTGCTGCCTGACGTCTATTGTTTTCGCCAGTCATTGTGTTAGTTCCGATTACAGTTGGGTCAGTGTCGCCAGATCTTGTATAAAAGTCAACATAAGTTAAAAATTCATTTTTTAAATCAATTACAATGTTAGTTTCGATAATACCTAGACTAACTGTACTAAATGATTGTGGTATTGTATTTCCTACCGTAATTGTTACCGGATTATTAGAAAATATATCAAGCAAAATTCCGTCAATGTGACTAAACATTGCGTTTAAGTAATCCCACTCGTTTTGGTATTCTGCAATAGGAGAAGTTGCTACTAATGTAGTAGATCTAAGTTCGTCTCCCATAACTACACAACCTGCTGGAATACTGATTGGTCCGATTTCCTCATATCGGCCGGTTGCAACTTTAACTTTTGCAGGAGTACCTGCTGGAAAGGTATCTTCGATATATTCACATGCATATCGAACAGTTCTAAACGGTTTTAACGATGTACCGTAACCTGGAGCATCTACTCCATTTTCGGCAACATACACTTGTGTAGCAACATCTAACCACGTTTTCCAAAATACAGTATCATCATTGTCTATAGTTAGTATTTGATCAACTGTTCCGATAGGTACATTAGTTGCTCCTATAGAACTTCCGTCGCCTACTCTTGTTCTAGTTAAATTGTAAGTTAGCAAGTCGCCGCGAGCTGTTAAACCTGCTTGTACACCTGCTTGTATTAATAAATCCCAATAAAAGAATCCGCTGCCGTTGTCGCCTGGAAAACTATTGTCTGCTGAAGTGTGAGCTTCATTACACACATACGCATCACCGAAGTAGTATGCTACTTCGCCTACATAATAATCTCTATCTGCAACCCAAGGAGCAGACCAAACTTTACTAGGAACTAATAATTCCCAGCTTCCGTCATCTAGATAATCTTTTGAGCTACCGTCCGGTTCTACTGAACCTATAGTAATTAATGCAATGTATAATTCGCCACCTCGTTGGGCAATGTCACCTGGATTGTATACATTTCTAGGATTATATTGTCCTCTAAAATTGTATCCTTCTTGAATTACTTTCCAATTAAATGTACTATCTTTACCTTGTGCAGGCTGATCATCTAAATTATAATTTAATGCGTAATATAAATTACCACCATATCTTACAACATCACCTGGTTGGTATTGAACAGTACTGTCGTATTGCGATTCGTACTGGAAGCCAGGTAGGTCTAAAATAAACTTTGTAATATCCAATGCTACATCGTTTGATGTATGAGTTGATGTACATTTCCAAATAGATCCGCCGTAGATAACTAAATCATTTTTTCTGTAGGCAGTGTTTACGTCCCAAGGACCAACAAATTCAACTCCGTTATAAAATACTTCCCACGCAACTTCATTAGTAGTAGTTGTTGTTATATCTGCACCCATGCCTGCATGATAACGGCAGTAGTAATATAAGTCAGTAGGGGCATCAGCAGCAACAGTAATTCTTACTTGTCTAGTTGTTGCAGTTGCAAAGTTTGCAACATAAGATAGTGCAGTTACTTCAATGTCATCTAAGTAATATGTAACGCCAGTTGAATATGTTACTCCAGAATTCCAAATACCATCATCTGTTGTACTTAACAATAACGGATGCGGATTTTCCGCTTGCACTCCTAAAACAAATGCGCCACCAAAATACAAGTTAGTATCATCACTTTGATCAAATATATAAGATTTACCTTTACCTAAAACAATCGATGCTTGGGGCGCTCCGTTTAATAAGTAAATATTTGCAGTGTCTGTTGCATTTCTAGCCACAGTAATTGTAAAAGTGCTAGGTGCAATTACAAGGTTATCTTCTAACAATGTTTGTGATACATGGGGCTGGATACATTTATAAACTATGCCATTGTACTTGACTAGGGCGCCATTGCTATAATCTGTACCAGTAGTCCAATCAGCAGTATACTTAATACCAGCAGCTAATAGATTCCAGTTAGCTTGGTTGTTAACAAATGTACTGCTAGTATGACCTGTATTACACAACCATAAACTACCGTCCTTGTTTACAATATCACTTTCGTTGTATAATGAGCCTGTGCTCCATACGCCGGCAAAGGTGCGTCCGTCTGTCATTAAGCGCCACAGAGGTTGTATCTGTGGGGGATTTGATCCTGGTAATATTGCTTTTAGGTCTGCTTCAAAAAATGCATTTGCCGTATGCCCTCCAAGACATACGTAGCTTTTTCCGCCTACACGTATAACATCATCTCTGTTGTATACTGTGCCTGTAACCCATTCGCCTCGCCATATATACTTAAATCTGTCTAACTTAAACTCTGCCATTTTTTATTCCTTAATACCCTGGACCTGCAGGGACAACTTGTTCGTCTACACCTTCGCCGTATGCTGGAGAACTAATGCCTTCTGGATATGTGTATGCTTCTGATATGCGCTGTACAAAGTGACCAGTATCTGGTTCGATATAATACAACAGTGCTCTACCTTCCCACTTCATTTGTTGATAGCGTAAGTTATCATATTGAACATTGTGGTCTGCATCAATTCCTTCTAAGAAGTCAATTCCTTCTTCAAAATCTGGAAAGTTTTCAGCTGCATCGCCAAGGTCGTTAATAACAACAGAAGCGCCGCCGCCGCCTTGTAATTGATCGGTTCTAACTAAAAATAATTCGCCGTCGTCGTTTCTACGTAGTCCGTAAAAATATCTTTTAATAAATCCGTTAAGGACTTCACTAGGGCTTGTTCCAATATAATACATTATGTAATCTCCACGTAACTAACAATAACGTCAACTGAGTCATCTAAACTTGATCTAACTAACAATCTATTGCTAGGTGCTAATACTAATTTTTCACCAGTTGATACTGCTCGCAAACTTGTGCCTGCAGGTAAAATTGAATCTTTTAAATAATAACCCGAAACACTAGTATCATCTTCTACTAACACATCAACATACAAGAATTTATCAGTTAAGTTAGTAAAACTTAAACCTAATACTGTTACTCGTGTTGTTGGTAGTGTTTCATAGATTAACACTGGGACTGTTCCACAATTTTTAATTACTGTATTTTTTAGTACTGTTGCCATTTTTTCTTATCCAAATATTAATACTTTTTCAATTGCAATATCTTCTGCATCAGCAAAACTAATACCGCCTGTAGCACCTGCAACCGAAACCCAGTTAGTTCCGTCATACAGTTCTACTCTTCGATCTTCAGTATTATATCTTACCATTCCTTCTAACGGTGCTGCCGGTCTAGTTGTATTATCGCCTACTGGTAATATTACGCCATACGGGTCAGCAAATTCTACATATCCTGTTCCAGTATTTTGAAGTATTGTATTACTGTTAGCAACTCTGTTTAAAATAACGTTGTCTTTAATTGCAATGTTATCTATAACTACTCTACCAGTACCATTAGCATCTAATACTAAATCTGTATTTGTTGTTATAGTACTTATCACATTGCCATCGAGCTGAATATTATCTACTGTCACTTTGGGGGCAGCTAGTCTGTCAGATGTAATATCAACAATAGTATTATTTTCTACAATAAATCTAATAGTGTTGTCGTTAGCACCTTCAGTTAACTCAGCAGTTACTCGTGTATTGCCATCTAGGTCAACAACACCGTTTAGTTGTATCCAGTTAGAGCCGTTGTAACCTTCAAATCTAGATAAGTCACTATTAAATCTTATTTGGCCAGCTGCCGCTGTTGGACGTTCTAGTGTAGTACCTAACGGAAGTGTTAACGCTCCTGTTGCATTAATGTTAACTATTCCAGTGTCTGGAGCAATAATTAAATCGCCAGTAGTTGTTATAGTGTTGTCAGCAAACGTAAAATTATCTATGATAATGCTACCAGTGCCTGCTGCACGTAATTCTAAATTACTGTTTGATATAGTAGTGGTAATAAAATTATCATCAATTAAAATATCACCAGTAGTAAAATTATTAGCTTGTATTGTACCTATACTATCAATATCGCCAACATTTAAAACACCATTAACTGTTAAGTTATTTGATATAATAACATTATTGTTTGGTATTAATACGCTGCCGGTTCCGTTCGCACGTAGTTCTAAATCTGCGTTTGAACTTGTAGTAGTAATAACATTATCGTCAACTAATATTTCTTCAAACTGTGCTGCTGCACCAATTGTGACATTTTGTGTAACTGCAACATTTCCTGTAACTGCGGTATTACCTATTTGATTAATGTCACCAGTAACGGTTGTAGTACCTGTAATATTTGTGTTTGCTAATGTTGTCAATCCACCTACAGTTAAGTCTTGGCTTAGTACTACATCATTGCTTGGAACTACAATTTCGCCTGTTCCGTTTGCACGTAATTCTAAATCTGTATCTACAGTAATAGTTTCAATAACATTATTGTCGATCAATATAGTATTATTTGTAAAACTATCAGCGGTAACAATACCTGTACTTGTAATGTCAACAGTTGTTGTAACACCATTAACTGTTAAGTCATTATTAATTTGAACATTGTTATTTGATATTAATATTTCGCCAGTGCCATTAGCACGTAACTCTAAGTTTGCGTTAGAAGTAGTAGTAGTGATAAAGTTATCATCAATTAATATTTCTTCAAACTGTGCTGCTGCATTAACTGTTAGGTCTTGTGATACACTAACATCACCTGTAACTGTTGTGTCGCCTGTTTGATTAAATGCACCAGTAAGTGTTACTGAACCTGTAATATTTGTGTTTGCTAATGTAGCAGTTCCGTTAACAGTTAGATCGTTGTCTAGTTGTACATCATTACTCGGTACTAGTACTTTACCTGTGCCATTAGCACGTAGTTCTAGATCTGCATTTGATTCTACAGTTTCAATAAAGTTATCTCTAATTACAAGACCATCAATAGATGCTTGATTAGTCCAAACATTATTCCAACGCTTAGACGGAATACCTAAATTGTATGTGCTATCTAAGTTAGGTACTAGGTCTGAATCAATACCAGCAACAATTTGAATTGTGTCAGTTGCTTCGTTACCAATAGTAATATTGCCGCCGATAGTAACATTACCTGTTACATCTAAGTCGCCGGTAATATTAACATTGTTTAATAAATCAATACGATCATTTGCAGCGTTAAAATTAATGTCACCGCTTAAACTTTCAATAGTGTTTCCACTAATACGCAAGTTGCCAGTATCAATTCTTTCACCGTTTATAAATGTACTACTGCCGCCAGTTGTAAATGTTGCACCGTTTGTTAGGTCAATATTTAACGCACTAGCAACAAAATTAACAGTACCATCTTCTTGATTGACATAGAACAAATCACCAACTCTAAAGTCGCCTTTATGGTCAACTGAGTTGTATCTTATTTTTGCACCGTTCAATTCAACTATTTCATTTGGTTGAATTACTTCTAAAGGATCGTTTGATACTTCTTTTCCTGTTCCAATATACGCTAGGTTGTGACCGATAGCATAAACTAACACGCCAGGGCCGTCGCCGTATAGACCGTAGTTGCCGTAAACACTTGCACTACCAATCATACGTATTTCAGCGCCAAACTCTCTTAGGTCATAATTTAATATAGTAGTTGCAGTTGCAGTGCCATCACTGATACTTTGTGGAGTTGTATCAAAGCCAATTAAATCAACATCTTTACCAGCGATAGATATTACATCGCCATTCACACTATCAATAGTAGCAGTAACTACTGTACTAGAATCAGTTGAAGTAAATGTAATTGTATTGCCTGGAGTAAATGTTCCAGTTATTCCGCCTAGTCTTATTTTAGTTTTGCCAGCGCCGTATTTTCCGTCATTACTATCATAAGCATAAAAACTTCTATTAGCAAAATATGTAAACGAATTTAACCATTCAATTCTAACACCGTTAGTTGCTGTAATTGCATCTACACCCGGTGTAATAAACGTTGCGCTGTGGAAAAGCATACTTGCTTCTCGACTATTTGTAGTTGCATAAGCGCCGTCAACGTATGCACCTTTACCAGCATCACTACTGTTGAATCCTCTTGGATCTTCGATAGTAGTTGTTCTACCTGAAGTAATAACTGTTATATTTCTAATATAAGGACTGCGAGTAGTTACTTCAAAATCTGTTGCAAATTTAAATGCGTACCCGTTGTCTGGAAAAGTTCTTGTTCCGCCGTTGCAACTAAACACCAATCCTTTGATCATAACATCTGCGCCATTTGCAGGTGCAGTACCAGAATAGGTAATTACTACGTTACCTGTAGTATGATTGTACGTTGCGTTTGTTACAGCTATTGCTGAAGTAAATGCAGTATCGCTAATAGTTCCGCTGCTAACATATGTGTGTGCAAATGGTGACACGCCAACATTAACTGTTAAACTTCCTGTTGCTGCACCCCCAGCTGTAATTGTATATCTACTGTATCCGCTGTAAAAATCTTTAACAGTAATGTCTTCAATAGTAGTTTCGCCGTTTACATGAAACGCATCTTTAGTTTCGGTTAGTGTAGTAGGCTTGATAGTTACACTGCGTAAACTTTGACCTTTGAGTGTAACTCCTACTGGTACAACTAGCGGAAACGCTTCAGTATACACACCTGGGTAAACATGAATGGTATCGCCTGCAACAGCTACACTTAATGCTTTTGCAACACTTGCATACGGGTCTTGTATATGATTTCCAGTATTAGTATCACTACCATTTTCTGCAACATAATATATGTTACCTTGACGGAATGTTAAATCAATACCGTCAACTTCTAGTGCAGTTGCGTTGATACTGTTTGCTATTAGATTATTAACCCAAACATTGTTCCATTCTTTACCGCCAGTTGCAGGGTTAGTACCTAAACTGTAAGTATCAGTAAGATCTGGTATAATATTACTTGCAACTTCAGCATTGAATACAACATTATCTGTATCAGCATCGCCAAGAGTGATGTTTCCGTCGGCAGTAATATTTCCAGTAGCGTGTATATTTCCTTGCACAAGCATATGTGAATATACTTCTACAACACCGGTGCCGTTGGGTCTAAACTCTAAGTTTGCGTTTGAATTGTTAGTACTAATAACATTGCCTTCAATGTCAATAGCATCAATTCTTGCTTTGTTTTGATACACAACAGTATCTAACGTACCTAAGTTAAGATACGGATTAGTTGTGCTTATGGTATTATTTTCAATAGTAACTTCAGCAATGTCTGCTCTGGTATCTACTATTAAGTTTGATGTCTTAGTTGTTCCAACAACTTCTAATTCGTGAGTAGGAGTAGTCGTCTTGATACCGATGCGCTGGTTGTTTACATCTAGATATAATAAGTCTGTCTCAAAAGCTAAATCAATCCCATTACGGATTAGATTCTCTTTCAAGAGCGGACCTGATATGCGACCTACAGCCATCTTTGCTCCTTAAACACGGGGATCCTGTCCCTCCAGCCTCATTTTCAGCCTCTCGGCTCTTTGCGGGTTGACCACAGTTTGGACCTGCAAAACAATGGTCGCGTTTTGCATTAATAGTATTTATCGTTTATCGGAAAAAGGGTAGACTTACCCGTAGATTAGCACCTGTGCTAGACTGATATCTTGCATTTCTGGTTCAGTGACGTTGTCAGTTAATCCTGCGCTCGGGATCCATTGTGTGCCGTCCCAAGTTTCTAACAAGTCTGTGTCAGTATTCTGTCTAGTTAATCCTAGTACAGGAGATACCGGACGTTCTGCTGTAGTTCCTGCTGGAAATCTAACAGCGTGATTGCCAGCAAATTTAACCAAGTGTGTACCAGTGCCGTAAATTTTTAAGTTTGCATTTGAAGGATTAGTATTAGTAATTGTATTACTATCAAATTGGAAATCATCAATTAGAACCATTCCCAAACCATCTGGTGAAAGTTCTAGATCTGAGTTAGATACATTAGTAGTAATTTTATTACCGTTGACTAATATATCATCAACTTGTAAGCCGTTTAATTCAATGCCGCCACTATTTACTGTACCTACTTGTACATTATTAACTTTAAAAATTAATGTATTATTTGTAGGATGAGCAGTTAGACTTGTTCGTCTATTATCTGAATAAACTCCGTTAAATGTTATAACATTATTGCTAGTGCCTTCAAAAACATTATCAGTAGTATTAAAACGTATATCGCCTCTATTACCTGAGGCTGATAGTATTGAGCTACCTGCATTATAAATTGTTGACGTAGGTCCAAAGATAGTTGACGCATTTCCGCCGTCTATAATAGAACCTGCATTTATAGCTTCGCCGCCGTCTATAAAAGTATCTAATGATATTACACGCTGTAGTGTAGTACCAGTTGGTATGCGTAGCGCACCCGTACCTATTATGTTTAAACTGTCATTAACGTTAAGATTTAAATCAGTGGCAGGAAATGATCCTAATGTTGATGTGTTAACTGTTATATTTTCTAAAAATACACTTCCAGTTCCAGCAGCACGTAATTCTAGATTACTGTTTGAATTAGTAGTTCTAATAACATTGTCAAAGATTTCAATGTCAGTTGAACTATTTAAATTTTCTATAGCAAAAGTATTATTAATATTAATAGTTGCTGCGTTTAATGTATCTACTGTTAAATCATTATTGATTTGTACATTATTGTTTGGAACAATAACATCACCTGTTCCGGCTGCACGTAATTCTAAATTTGCATTAGAACTTGTAGTTGTTATAAAGTTATCATTAATTAATATTTCTTCAAACTGTGCAGCAGCGCCAACAGTTAAATTTTGAGTAACGTTTAAATCGTTTGATATTGTTAAATCATTTGAAACTGCAATGTTACCTGTTTGAGTAACAGTACCAGTGATATTAATAGATTGCAAATTGGTAATTACATCAACATTTAAGTTATTTGTAATATTAACACTATCATTTAACGATACATTACCAGTTGCACGTAATTCTAAGTCTGCATTAGATATGTCTGTCTTGATAACATTTGAATTAATATTAATAGTGCTATCATCAAATTCTACAGCAACAACTTGGGTGGCAACATTTATGTCAGCTGCATAAGTTGTGCCCTGTACATCTAAATTATTTTCAATAACTGCGTCATCATTGGGTATTAAGATATTTCCAGTGCCGCTTGCACGTAGTTCTAAATCTGCATTAGAACTTGTAGTAGTAATGACATTGCCGTCAATTAGTATTTCTTCGAATTGTACTTGCGATCCTACAGTTAAGTCTTCTACGGTAAGATTAGTTGTTGCAAAGTTTGTAGAAATATTTAAATTGTTTGCTAACACAAAACTATTAGTAATAACATTTTGTAAATTAGTTGTACCGTTTACTGCTAAATTATTTGTAATTTCTAGATTGTTATTAGCAATGTAAATTTCGCCAGTGCCGCTTGCACGTAGTTCTAAATTTGCATTAGATACAAAAGTGCTCACATAGTTATTATAAAAAACTACATCGCCAAAGTATGCACGATTAGCGTTTGTGTATACCCATTCTTTAGCAGCAGAACCTAAACTAAATGTTCCGTCTTGATTAGGATTAATATCTTGATCAAAGTTAACATTGAAATCAACAATATCAGTAGTTTGATTTCCCAGTAAGTTTAAATTACCTCCAAAACTTAGATCGCCTGATATATCTAAATTTTTAGACATATAAGTACTGCTGGTTAAATTAATGTTTCCGCTTGCAGCAGTTATATTAATATCGTCTAATGTTGATAAGATTGTATTACCTGTTAGACGTATGTTACCAGTTTCAACTTTTTCACCATCGATAACTGTAATGTTTCCGTTGGTAGTGATTGTCAAACCGCCTAGTGAATCAATCTGTGCTTCAGTAAGCACTAAACTTGTTTCGCCTGATTCTAAATCTACAAAAAAGTTATTACCAACTCTAAAGTTTCCTAAGTGGTCAGTTGTACTAAAATATATCTTACCACTGTTAAGTTCCTGAGTTTCTTGAGATTGTATTGCTAGGCTTGGATCATTTTCTACGCTTTTGCCAACACCGATATATGCCATGTTGTGCTGTATTAGGTACATTAGTGTATCAGTACCGTCTGCTACTGCACCATAGTTACCATAAACGTTTGCGGACCCAATTGAACGAATTTCTGCACCGTACTTAACTGTTGAGCCGTCTGTACTTAGGTGTCCTGTTATACCGTCAACTGCATACAGTCCTCTGTTAGCAAAGTATGTAAATGAATTCAACCATTCAACTCTAACACCGTTGGTCATTGTAACAGCATCAACTCCAGGAGTGATAAATGTTACACTATGGAAAAGCATACTTGCTTCTTGACTTGCGCTGTTTACACTAGCACCGTCAATGTATGCGCCGCCGCCTGCATCACCACTTGCAAATCCTCTTGGATCGCTTGCACTTGTAGTCGTACCTTGTGTAATTACAGTTACATTTTGTACATACGGACTTCTAGTACTAACAACAGTGTTAGGAGCAAACTTAAATGCATGCCCAGGAGCATAAAAGTTTTTAATTGTTAAATTTTGTACAGTACTTTCACCGTTGAGTAAAAATACATCACTGCTTTGTGTATTAGTGTCTGGCGTAATAATTGTATTACGCATGTCTTCACCAACTACGCTAACATTAGTAGGAACTGTTAGAGGTAAGTCTTCTTGGTACTCGCCAGCATACACATGAATGCTAACTGGTCCTTGTATACTCGCATCAGCAGCCGCTAACGCACGTTTAATAGTTGCAAACGGTGCAAATACAGAATCGCCAGAATTAGTATCGCTACCATTTACACTAACATAAAAAGTATTTCCTACTTTTAAATTATAATCAAGTCCACTAATAGAAAGATCGCCTGTTGATACACTTCTACCGTTAACTAAATTAGTATACAATGCATCCCATCGCTTGTCAATTGAGCCTAATTGATATGTTTGAGACATATCTGGAATAATATCACTGTTTACATCAGTATTAAACTCTATAGTATCTTGACTTAGTGTGTCACCAAATGTAATTGTACCGTCTAGTGTAATATTTTGATTACTGTGTAAGTTGCTGTAAACTTCTAAATTAGAAAATACATCAACTATGCCTGTTCCGTTAGGTCGTAAATCAATATTACTATTACTTCTATAACTAGAAATTGAGTTGTCTGATATATGAATATTATCAGTTTCGAAATTTGATAATTTTATTATTTGCGGAGCAGACAAGTTAATATCGCCTACTAATACATTAATCTCATTATTTCTAAACTGTAATAGATCAATATCAGCAGTAGTACCAATTAAATTAGTAGTGTGTATTGTTGATGCTACATCTAATTCAACACTTGCAACACCTTTGTTGACGCCAATCTTACCTGAGTTTACGTCAAGGAATAGTAGCTGAGTATCAGAGGTAGTATTTCTGAACGCAAGATTAATACCGTTGCGTTCAAGGTTTGCTGTTAGTAATGGTCCGGAAATTCTACCGACTTGTGACATGCCCTACTCCTATTAGTAGTATTTATAGGATTACTTGTCGAAGTTGTGTAGTACTGTTATAGGTTTTGTTAAATCAGGTGCTGAAGTAAATTCTAAATAGTATCCAGCAGCAAATCTTAGTCCTGCTGTGCCTGTACCAGATCCTGCGCCAGTTGCTGTAAAGAATGTACCTGGATTATTGTCTGCTGCTCCGATGGCAGTAAAGTCAGTGTCGCCACTAGTTACGATAACGTAATCTAAACCTACAGTAAATCCTGTGTCTCCGGAAATTGTAGTTCCGAACTGAGGTGTAGTTGGATTTTGTACTAGGTCATAGTTAGTAGACGAAATTTGAAAAACGTTTTCTACTAATACTAATACGTTTTGTGCAGCAGCCGGTACTGGATAATCAGCATCGCCGCTTGCCAATGGGCCAAAAATAGTTTCTTGTGCATCACCGTTACCTAAGTTCTGCTGTATGATACCTACACTATTTGGCTCTTTATATCTTACTTTGCGCCAGGCGCCGTCTTGATAAAACTCAAACTCATCTACATCTGTATTGTATCTTGCATGTCCGTTGTTTGGACTTAATGGACGCTCTGCCGTTGTTCCTTTTGGTAGCAACACAACATTAGTTGATTCAAGGACTACTTGATCATTAATGTCGTACTTTACTCCGCGTCCTACGATACTACGTAGATTGGTTGTTTGGGCTTTAATTAATCTCATTATACTTCCAAATAACTTACTGTTGTTGCTAAATCTGTTAATGCACTTCCAATGTCAGGACTTGCAATAAATGATACAGTGTCGCCTGCTTCTAATACAATTCGTTCACTATCAAATGTAAAAGTTTCGCCAGCTGGTAATGTTAAGTTATTAACAACTCTAGTGACTTTGTTATTTAATGCGTTACCGCTAGCAACAAAATGTAAGTCAAACGTTGCATCAGCAGTGCCAGTGTTACATACTAAAATATTTGTAACAGCATAACTTTTAGTTGCTGGTACAGTAATTACATCTAGCTGGTTTGTTGTTAATTGTGCGTTTACTATTGCCATTATGTTTCCTTAAAAAAGCATGCTAAACAGCAATGCTCTATTTTTACTTATTATTTCGCCAGCAGTACTATCTTTATTTACAAAATACAAACCAGTATCACCTGTTCCTTCATCTGTAGAATATAATTTTATTCCACTGTCCGGTATAGTTAATGCAGGACTTACAGTATCGTCTTCATAAAGCGCCGATGTTATTTCAAATGTATCTTTAACTCGTACTGATCCTGTACCAGGTGCAGATAGTATTAACGATTCATTACTATTAAGAGTTGATATTTCATTATTTTGTATTTTAATATCACTTAACTGGACTCTATTAGAATAAAAATTAACGATACTCGTCCCGTCAACTTGTACTAATACTGTACTTTCACTGCTGCTTGTATCAAAATCAATAGCACTTACGCTTGTATCAGCATCAGCAATACCTGGTTGCAAATTATTTGCAAGTGAGTATGCAACATAATCAACTACACCTTTAGCGTTAGGAATATAATCGTTATTTAATACTACGCCGCTGCCACTGTCAACGATTGCTCCAGCGACATAATTAAATACGTTTTCTTCGTAATCTACAGTTCCAGCAACGTTAATTGCAGCATTAGGTGTTGTAACATACAACGGTCCTTCTGCGTTAATGCTGTTTACATTAAGCGGAAGAAATGCTCCGTTAATGTCTTCAAATCTAAAACTGCCTGTGCCGCTGCTTCCGCCTGCGACATAAGGACTTTGTTCGTCAAATACTAATCTTGCAGTAGGCAAACTACCTCTATCAATCTCAATACCTGCTTTGTAGTCAAAACTGGGACGTATTCCGGCCCCAGTTTCTCCTTCGTTTAACGTTAGTATGTTGTCAGCAATAGTAGTAACAGTAGATTCTACAGTAGTTGTAGTGCCTCTAACTTCTAAGTCGCCGGTAACTACAACAGTTCCTCTCGGACTTGCTGCGCCACTAGTTGTATCCAAATAGATAGTTCCAGTTGCTCCGTTATCAACTATAATTCTATAGTCGCCGTCTGTTACTCGTAATACTTTTGACATACTATTATCCTAAATTAGATTGCTGTTAGAACAATATAATCTTCTGACGAATCGTTTTCTAAGAACCATGTGTATTTGTTACCTGAAAAATCTGTAGCAACACGCTTGGTTATTTTAGCTATAGCAACTAAGCCAGTATCTAAGTTACCAGTTGTCGACCCTTGCATTAGCATTTCGCCGTCTGCATTAGGTGTTGTTGCAACTAGTGAGCATATAAACTGATTTGTTGAGCTATTAACACGAGTTGCATTAAGACTTGCACGGCGTGCAACTACAAAAGTGTCTGAGCCGCGTTGCTTAACAATGCCGCCGTCAACTTGATTAGTTGATCCGTCGTAGAATTGTACTACAATGCCTGTGTTTGTTGTGCCTGATGTACCAATTACATCAATACCGTTAATATCTTTTCTTAGTGGACGTCCCATTTGTTTTCTCCTTTAAAACGTTCTAGGTCTACGCAGTGGGTCAGTTCTGCATAAGTCCGCATAATGCGGCACGATTTACGACATAAGTATTTATCAAAGTTTACTCAAGTCATAAAAATAGGCCCCGAAGGGCCTATTTTGTATTTCAGTAATTAATTACTGGAATGATACATTACTTGCAGTAATGCCAACTTTTGCTAGGTAATCAGCAGCATTGCCTAGTGACGATGCTGTGTTGTTTAGCTCAACATAACCATAACGTGTCATGAATGATACGACTGGTTCGAATGTTGCTGGATCTAGAACAACGCCTGAGCTCATTAGCGGGATGTATGGGCAGTAGAATGCCGCTGCATCTGATTCGCTTGAACCTTTGTAGCCGATAAGCACGTCTGTGTCATCGCCTGCATATGTGTTAACATATACTTTCATTGCATTGTTCAATGTACCAACCATCTTAGTGTTAGTTGGAGCTTCGAATGTACCTTCTGTAGTACGTGCAAACGCTGAAGTAGTTGCTGACTGAAGAATTGTAAGCGCAAATGGGCTAACAACACACCAGTTACCAGCACCACGACGTGTGCGCTGAGCAATCTTGTTTGACTCACGGTTGATTAGAACAGCTAATGCAGCATGCTCGTCACCAACGAAAGTAGCAGTACCAGAAACAGTAGTCTGATTGTAGTCAGAACCAGCTGCGCCAGCTAAAGTACTTAGTGAAGCAAGAACTTCTTGGTCAATCTCAGCAGTGATTTCTTGTGCTAAAGCAGCCATAATTTCTGCTTCAACGTCGATACCATGCATTGACTGTGCGTCTTGTGCAGACTCAAAAGTCCAACGAGCTGATAGCTTGCGTGACTTAGCTTCTACAGTTTGCTTCAAGATCTGGATGCTTAGTTTGTTACCAGCTGCGCCTTCTAGTGCAGCAGTTGAAGCTGCTTTACCAGTATCGGCACCTGAGTATGACTCAGCAATCTTGAATGGTGAAAGAGCTTCTTCACCAGCAGTTGCACCAGATGCACCTGCGTTAAATGTGTCGCTATAGCGAACACGTAGTGTGTGGATTTGGCCCACAGGTC